AAGGCTTCTATTATAACAAAGCTAAAGCTGAAAATACAAAAGATGGTATTATATATGAAACTGCTTTAAGAGACCAGGAGGAATCTCAAGGCTAATTATATTATATCAAAAAAATTAACAATTTTCAACTCGGGGTATCCTCTAGGGGATGCCCCACTTTTTATTTGCAAATTTGAAAAATTTTTAGTATAATAAGTTTGGACGAAACGACTAATGGATTTGAGAAGAGAAAATTTGACAAATATAAAAATATATGTTATAATATATATGTATAAGAAATGAAAGGAGATAATAATGAGTAACAATAAGCTTTATGATAAGAACTCTATTGAATCATTAGATCCTCTCTCATTTACTCGATTAAAGCCGGGTGTGTATGCAGGGGACACTTCGTATTCAACTCAGCTGTTGGTAGAGATTATATCTAACTCCATAGACGAGTTTAGATTAGGACATGGTAATAAAATTGATGTTACTATAGCGGAAAAGCCAACAGTAATAACAGTACGAGATTATGCACAAGGCTTCTTGGTAAATGAAATTAGAGAAGATAAGAAAACAGTATTAGAAGCAGCATTTAGTGTATTAAATACTTCAGGTAAATATAGAGAAGATGGAACCTATGAGGGAACTTCATTAGGTTCTTTTGGTATTGGTAGTAAGATAACAAACTTCCTTTCACATTGGCTTAAAGTCACAACTTATCGTGATAAGAAATTTGAACATATTGACTTTAAAGAAGGAGTATTTGATAAGAGAGAAGTGGGTAAATCTTCTGAACCTACTGGTACCCTCGTATCTTGGGAACCTTCTGAAGAGTTTTTTACACATACAGAAGTAGAAATAAAGAAAATAACTTCTTTGTTTCAAACAATTAGTTGTCTTTGCCCAGGCTTAACAATTAACCTTGATTATAAAGGTCAGAAACAGACATTCTTCTCCCAGAAGGGATTAGATGATTATGTTGATAATAATGTAAAAGATAAAGAAATTATTGATTCTCGTTTCCATGCACTCTTAGACATTGATGAAAAGAATAAGTTAGATTTTATTTTAACTTATACAAGTGACTTTTCTTCTAATATGGTTGCATATGTTAATACAGGTTTAACAGAGCGCGGACCGCACATTACATTATTAAAAACTTTTATTACAAGAGAATTTAATAAGTATTTTAGAGAAAAAGAATGGTTAAAAGAAAAAGATGAAAATCTTGAGGGTAGTGATATCCAAGAAGGAATGTATGTTGTATTTAACATAACCGCCCCTAATATTGCGTATGATGCACAGGTTAAAACTACTGTAACCAAGATCGACATGAAGCCATTCACTCCGGCTCTTACTGAGGAACTTCATAATTGGTTAGAGATTAATGAAAAAGAGATAAAGGTAATAGCTGATAAGGCTATTAAAGCTCGTCAAGCTAGAGAGGCGGCAAAGAAAGCTCGTGACGCGGTCAGAACCGTTGAAAAGAAGAAAGAAAAAGTTGTTAAGATAGATAGTAAGCTCGCTGATTGTTCATCTAAGAAGAGAAGCGAGTGTGAGATCTATATCACAGAGGGTGATTCTGCATCTGGAAACCTCAAGATGGCAAGAGATAATAAGACTCAGGCTATCCTTCCGGTTCGTGGTAAGATCTTGAACACGCAGAAAGCAACTTTGGATAAGATCCAGAAGAATGCTGAGATTATGTCAATGATCCAGGCTTTTGGTCTTAAGATTAACCCTAAGACAATGAAGTTGACTTATGACAAAGATGATTTGAGATATGGTAAGATCATTATCATGAGCGATGCTAAGTAATATTGGCTGTGTAATACTTTTCCGCTAATCAGCGGGGTCAAATAAAAGTAATTTAATATGGATGGTTTTCATATTAAGTGAAGAGAAATTTGGCTAACGGGGAAACCTAAGTTAGAAATAATATGGCAATCCCGTGGGAAACTTGACATTTATCCTTTTTTCTCTTTAATAATTTTTAAGGAGAAAAGATATGATAGGAATTTATAAAATAACTAATAAAGAAACTGGAAAAAGTTATATTGGTCAATCTAATGATATAGAAAGACGCTTCAAAGAGCATAAGACCAAAGGGGAAGAAAGTAGAATCCCAGTTGATCTTGCAATAAAAAAATATGGACAAAATCATTTCTTATACGAGGTTCTTGAAGAGTGTTCTATAGAAGAGTTAAATGAAAAAGAACAATTTTAGATTGATAAATATAATACCTATGAAAATGGTTATAATTGCAATCCTGGCGGAGAACAACAATCCATAGGAGAAAATAATGGAAGAGCAAAATTAACTGAAGAAGATGTAAAAAACATTAGAATTGCTTATAATAATCATAAAAAACAAAAAGAAATTTATGAATTATATAAAGATAAAGTTAGTTTTAATCATTTTCAAAATGTGTGGCAAGGAAGAGTGTGGAAACACATTATGCCAGAAGTTTTTACAGAAAAAAATAAAAGTTATTAGATTTTTGAAAACAGTAAAGGTCAAAATGGAAATGCTGCTGCTTTTACTAATGAAGAAGTCTTAGAACTTAGAAAAAAATATGTAAATACTTCAGCTAAAGAATTATATAAAGAATATAAAGATAGAATTAGCTATCAAACCTTTCAACAAATTTTGTGGGGTAGAACCTACACAAATGTTCCTATTTATAAGAAAAAAGAGAAAAAATGGATAAGTTAAGAACCTGTATCGACTATCCTCGAAACGGAGGAGTAGGGCTGCTATTGATACGCAGTTCGAAATGGTATCCTACCTTATGGTAGTAAAAGATAGTCAGGTCTTATAGAAATATAAGAGCAACTGGATGTAGATGGAGCGCATATTAAGAACTTGTTTTATACTTTCATTTGGAACTTCTGCCCTCAGTTGATTATAGATGGTTATGTATATGCTGGTGTACCTCCACTTTATAAGATAACTGAAGGCAATGGTAAGAATTATATTTATCTTAAAAATGATGAAGAACTTGAAAAGTATAGAGAAACTCATAAAGGAAAAAAATATCTTGTTAATCGTATGAAAGGTCTTGGAGAAATGGATGTGGAACAGGCCGAAGAAACATTAACAGATAAAGAAAAAAGAATAATAAAACAAATAACTGTTGATGATATTAAAGCTGCCGATAAATTGTTTGAAGATTTAATGGGCGGTGGAGTAACAGCAAGAAAAGAATTTATAAAGGAGCATAGTAAAGATGCAGGACAATATAATGCAGAATGACTTAATAAGTGAATTAAGTGTTAATTTTAATGAATATGCCCATGCTGTAAACACCGATCGTGCGATTCCATCAGTTTATGATGGGTTAAAGCCAGTAGCAAAAAGAATAATTTATTGTTCATACGATGAAGGATTTGCTAGTAATAAGCCGCATGTTAAGTGTGCTAATATTGTTGGACAAACAATGAGTAAGTGGCATCCGCATGGTGATAGTTCAATTTATGGAGCTTTAGTAAGATTATCCCAGAATTGGGTAATGCGTTATCCTTTAATTGACTTTCACGGCTCTAATGGTAATATCTGCGGCGACGGACCTGCCGCGTATCGTTACACCGAAGCTAGATTGAGTAAATTGGCTGAAGAGGGTTTACTTCCTCATATTAAAGACGAAATAGTGGATACAGCACCTAATTATGATGAAACAAAGGAAGAGCCTGTAGTTCTCCCCGCATTGTTTCCCAATTTGCTTTGTAATCCGAACAGCGGCATCGGTGTTGCCATGGCATCAAGCTGGGCGCCGCACAATTTAAGAGAAGTGGCTCAGGCTATATATGATTATATAGACGGTAAGGAGCCAGAAATCCCTGGACCTGACTTCCCTACTGGCGGTATTGTTATCAATGCTAAAGATTGTAAAAATATTGTAAAAAATGGTAGAGGAACTGTTAAGGTTCGTGGAGTTTATGAATGCGATGGTTCTGATATTATCTTTACACAACTTCCTTATGGCGTCATCATAGAGAATATTATGGCTCAGATTGATGACCTTGATGAAAAGGGTAAGCTTAGTGGTGTTATCTCAGCTAATGATGAAACCAATAGAAAAGATGGTATTAGAATCGTCATTAAGTGTGAAAAGAATGCTGATATAAAGAAGATTATCAATACTTTATTTGGTGGTACTGATCTTCAAACAACATTTAGTTACAATCAAGTAGCTCTTGTTGGTAAAACCCCAACAGAGTTAACATTAAAAGATTGTATTAAGTATTATCTCGAACATAATAAGAAGTGTTTGGTAAGAGAATTTAATAATAATCTTACCAAGAATAAAGCAAGATTAGAAGTAGTTGAAGGCTTAATTAAGGCTCTTGAAGATATTGATAATATTATTAAGACTATCAAGGCATCTGAGAGCGCGGCTGCTGCCAAAGTGGCGTTACAGACCACTTACGGTTTCTCCGAAGCACAGAGCAAAGCTATTGTAGATATGAAGCTTGGTAGATTAGCTCATTTGGAGGCAATTGAGCTTGAGGCAGAAGCTAAAGAATTAAAGGAAACTATTTCTTATCTTGAGAGTGTCCTCAAGTCTGATGATAAGCAGATTGAGATTATTAGAGAAAGACTTAAGGCTTTAGTTGATAAGTTTGGTGATGAAAGACGTACGAAACTTGAAGATATCGCTGAAGAGAAAGTCGCAAAGGAAATTGTAAATGTAGAACCTGAAAAGTGCGTTGTAATTATGACAGAAAGTGGTCTGATTAAGCGTATCCACACATCTTCATTCAGAGAACAGAAGAAGGGTGGTAAGGGTGTTAAGACAAAGGACGATATTGTGGCTTCTATCATTAGAACTAACACAGTTGACTCTTTAATGATATTCACTAACACTGGTAATATGTATCGTCTGTTGGTAAATGATATTCCTTCTGGTACTAACACTTCAAAGGGAACACCTATTAGAAGTTTAGTTAGCCTCCAGGCGAACGAACAACCCATTATCTTGTATTCTATTTATAGAGATACAAAAGCAAAGTATGTATTATTCGTTACACAGGGTGGTGTTATTAAAAAGACTTCCTTGGAAGAATATACAAAGACAGTTAAAAAGACAGGTATTACTTGTCTGAAGTTGCGCGAGGGCGATACTTTGGCGGACGCAACCTTAGTTAACGACGAGGACATTATCATAGCTACAAAGAATGGTATGTGCATTAAGTTCAAATCTTCTGAAGTGGCAGCCTCTGGTCGTGCTACGATCGGCGTTAAGGGTATTGATCTCAAGGCCGAAGATAGTGTTATCAAACTGGTTGTAG